ACAAAAATATTCGAATTAGTTTTTTTATATTTTAGACCTTTATCGGTATGCAACATACCATAGATTGGTAGCTTTTCAAGCTCTGTTGCTAATAGGAAAGAGATTTTTTCGGGGAAGCTAATAGTCTCACCTGGTTGAAAGAAAGGATAGAAAATTATGACACAAATTAATGCAATTAAATCAGGATGAATCTTGTTTGGTACATAACTAAACCTAACCTGATTTGTTATAAGTTTTATTTGCTGATTAGTCCCCTCTCCTCTATATCCAACCATCTCATTATTAGGAGCTTGGTATTCACATTGAATAATAAATAAGGGATAGTCTTTTTGGATATGAGATAGCTTTTCATCCTGATTACCAATAGCGTCTTTTTTGATTGTTTTAATGAGAATAAATCTCATGATTCTATGTACTCTATATTGGCTATTTAAGAAATATCATATGAAAATATACGACGATTTTTGTCGATTTAGAAAATTAGGATAATGTGTAAATTATACGAAATTTAGAATATAAGGAGATTTTACTAATTTTCTTCTAGAGCGTAAAGGCGAGTTATATACTTTCTTATAAATTATGAATAAAAAGAGAGATATGACAGATGTATTTGAATGTTCTAGAGACTTTTTAAAAAGTATATATGGTGAAAAATATTGTAGACGTGTGTGTTCGGAAGTTGAAATGACCTCTATTCTTACATTATTATGGATATCTTTAGAAGCAGCTGGTATATCCCATGATTTTAAGGAAAAAGAAGAATTATATCAGTACTTAAGAGAGACATTTAAGATAAAAGCCCCGGATCAGATGCATTCAGATGACAATAAATCTGAAAGTACAGATGAATTACCTATGTTTGAGGACATAGCCACTAATTTGACCCCAGATTCTCAGCTCAAAAATAAAGTCAAAAAATTATTAGAAGAAGAAGAAGCAGAAGCAGAAATCAAGACAGCAGACCTCGAAGCCACCATCGAGAAAGAACTAAAACAGGAATTAAATGAAATTACGATAAATTCTCAACTACCTACAGAAGATCCTCAGACAGAAATAGCTTCAGAAACAACTGAAAAAGAGGCGTCAGAAAAAGAGATATCTGCTAAAGTTGCTGAAATAGTTGAGGAAACCCTATTAGAGCTTCGGGATTTTCCAACGACTGAAATACAAACTGAAATAGAAGTTCAGACAGAACTACAGACTGAAGCGAATTCGGAGTTTGTTGAGATAGAATGTATTGTAGAGCCTTTTAAATCTAAGAGATATGATAGTTCAGGAGATGAAGGAAAGAAGAAGAAAAAGCTGAGGAAGAAACAGAAAACAGAAATACAGTCGGATAACCTTATTTCCACTAACAGTAATAACTCTTCATCATCAGAAGGTGAAAGCCTTGGAACCGAGGAAGATTTAGAAGAAAAATGTTTGGAAGTCGAAGAACCGATACACCCAAGAATAGCTGAATTATTAGCTATACCACAACCAGAACAGAAAAGTCTAGCTTGGCTCTCACAACGACAAGATTATATTACGGCAAGTGTCTTTGGTGCATCGACTGGTCTACTAGGTCCAGCAGCATTAACAAACTTGCTCTTAGATAAGGTATCTAGAGGCAAACTTAATCCTTTTGGAGGTAGTCAGGCAACTCATTGGGGAGAAAAGTACGAACCGATTTCAAATGATTTATACTGCTATCGGATGAAGGCTAAGACGTATGAATTTGGTATGATTGCGCATCCTGATAGTGACTTAAATTTCCTGGGAGCGAGTACTGATGGTATTGCGGTTTATAAAGGAAAACTTACTAATATCGAAATTAAATCACCATTTAGTAGACATATTACTGGTATACCCAAACCAGAATATTGGGCGCAAATGCAATTACAAATGGAGATCCTTAACTTGGATGAAACACATTTTATCGAATCTAAATTTCGAGAGTATGACATGGATGAATTTTGGAAACTATTCGATTTAACGCTTTCACAAATAGATAACGAAGATGTGAGCATATCTGAAGATCCTGAAGATGAACTAGAAGCTAATAGGGAATATGATGCAGAAGGTGACCCTCTATCAATGTTCTCCGAAGTTGATACATTACAACTAGCTAAAATGCGTCATAAAGCTAAAAACAGGGCTAATGGTCTTCAAGGAGATCAAGTGACACCTCTTCGAATCTTAAAAAAGGAGGAACGTGGTATTATGATAGAAGCTATAGCCTTAGATAAAGAAGAGAATGATGGTACGCCTAAGAGAATATATATAAGCTCTCCGATAAAATACTACAAGAGTGAGAAGGGTTTACGAAAATGGTATGATGCACAGCTCAAAGAAATATCTCAGAGTAACAACATGATATTCTTGAAGAGTAATGGTTGGATAGTTGAAAGATTTTCATGTGTTTACGTAGAACGCGACCGTATATGGTTTAAAAATCAGATACCAACTGTTAAGAATTTTTGGCAAGACGTACTTCAGTATCGCAATGAAAACCTTTCATTAGATCAGGTTGGTAAGCTGAAAGAACCACTTCTCAATAAATATAGAAGTATTATTGCGACTAACACTGCAATGAATATTCAAAAACCTAAATCATCTAAAACTCTTTCTACCACTAAACTAAAAGTTACTAGAAGCTACCGTAAAGCGAATGTAGATGAAGAGGTAGAAGATAGTGACGAACTACCAATCGGAATTTTAGGAGGATGCATGTTAGATTCGGGTAGCACGAATGGTACTAACTCCTCTTTACCATCCATGGTATCTAACCCTTCTTTGACTAACAAAATTAAGATAGGTTCAAATAGCGGTTCAAATAACAATTCCAGAGTAAATTCAGGGGTGACAAGTGGATTTGGAGGTATTGGAGGACGATTTGGTGGAGGATGCTTATTAGCAGATGAGTCACCTAGTTCTACTCCTAAGAGTACTCCTCAAAGCACGCCAATAAATACTCCTATGGCGCCTAAGAAAAAAGTAGTAGGAGTTGGTTTAAAGAAGTTCTTCTAAAGCAATCTAAATATGTTTTCCCTGGGACAAGATGGGATATGGTATCATTCTATAGCAAAAATCCCTAGTAGAAAAGATTTTTGTTTGTATATCAGAAGAATCAGGACCTTTTACAATCGTATTATATTTTTGAAAGACAAAATAAGGTATAAGGAAACCTAGGAAAATACCTAAGAAGATTCTTAGGAGATTAATGAGCATTTTATATTATTAGGAAATAATGTAAAATAACTTTCAAAGCTCTTGATTATATTAGTTTCTTTGAAATTGAAGCCGAACGATAATACTATGTATCCTATTATAAAATGGATCGTTTTATAAAGATAGATCCTATTACTAGACTAAAGAAGACTATAGTGGCAGAGAGGGATGGAGCTCTTATCGAACTTTATCCCAGTTTTATGCCAAGTCATGAAGCAAATGAACTATATAAAGAACTTAAAAATTTAACCGATTGGAAGATAAGAGAAACAATGACAAGAGATGGGATGAAGCCTACCGCCAGACTTACAATGGGGCTCGTCAATCCCGAGCTTAGAGGAAAGTTAATGGAACATCCTAGTTACACGCCGGTTGCTAGGACCAATAGTACTGGCAATAGTTCTCAAGAGTATCAAATCGAAGATAGTGATGATGTGTTTCCTCCATTGCTCTTAGCAGCCCATGAAAAAATCAAAGAGCTTACTGGAGAAACATTTAATTATGCATATTTAAATTACTATCGCGACGGTAATGATCATATATCTTTTCATGCTGATAAAGAAGAAACATTAGAAGATGGCTCGACAATAGCATCTTTAAGTTTGGGAGCGACAAGAGACTTCGTGATACGACATATTGGAGATACTAGATTAGCTCAGAATATGAGTGATGATCAGCTTAGATTGGAAGCATTAGAAGCTGCAAAACAAACCATTTCTTTAAAGGCTGGGTCTTTACTACTGATGAAGAAACAGACGCAGAAAGTATATCATCATCAAGTTCCAAAAAGACTAAACGTTAAGTCCCCTAGAATAAATATCACTTTCCGACATATAAGGGATTTAGACAGTTGACGATGAACCCAAAATACTCCTGGCCTGGCGAGTGACTAATCGGTCGTTTTATTAATAGTCGACGCGCTCAATATATTGCTAGCAAAAAATCATTTATCACATAATATATACACTTGTCCTAGCAAAGTTTTTTCATACATCACTACTGGGATGTTTCTTCCATTGGGTATTTTTTCAACTCAACTAGGACTTCTATCTCTACTTCTATAGGGATACTAAACAAGTCTAAGGATCTTATATCAGATTTGCAAAAAGGACAAAGTTCATCATCAGTCCAATGGCATAAACTCAAATCTACCATAGATTCACGTGACACTATCTTCTTGCAACAAGGCATTGCAATTGGTATTTCATAGTATTCACCTGATAGTGGGCATTTGAGATTCAAATCAGACGACATATTATAATTGTTCTTGATAAAAAAAATAGCGCCTTTTACGAAGTATTTATTTAGATAACCACACAAAAAGTATGAAATATATGTAAATGAAATAAGAGATTGATTATCACTATTTCTTTTCTAAGAAGGCAGGATGGCCCAAACGTCACTTATGGAATACCTTGTGGTGAAAGGAGATGGCTTATGCTTTGCGCCACTTTGTACAAATCATAACATTACATTTGTTCACCGTTCGTCTAAAGCTGATAGTTTTGTGACATTTAGAACATGTGCGTTCAGCTGAGTAGGTATTGTTATATGCATCCTTCTGTAATTCGGAATCGATTCTGATATTGTGAAAGGTTCCATAGTTATGAAATCCGAATAAACACCCTAACTTTTTCATCTTTCTTAGTTATTATTCCTAATAATTATGAACTTATTTATTCTAATCAATTTGTCCTTTAAACAATTAATACCTGTTTTCTGTCAATATAAGTACAGAGCATTGGAATGCCCGTCTTTCTGATTAGATCCCTACATATTTGACGAATAAATGTTCCACTGGTAACTCTAACACGTACATTAATAATTGGTAGCGTTAGCAGCGGCTGGTGGGACTGTGTGTTTGTTGGTGAGTTCGGTAATATCGTAGCTGCTTGTGCAGCGATAGTTGTTGACGTTGTATATGCCTTTATGTGATTAGACCAATTTTCAATGATATTATCAACCTTAAAATCGAGGAGGTTTTCTCTATTGTTTTTCAAAAGATGTAATGTTTCGTTAAGGAAATATTCCATTGATATTTCGGAAGCTCTTTTAGACGTACCTTCCAATATCTCAATCTCTTTTATAAGACACTTATGTCTTGGTATTTCTATTTCTGAAAGGCGATTGTGCTGCTTCCACCACCACAAGTTATGACCTATGCCTTCCTTATTCTGGGCTCTTTTAGCAGATAAGATGTGATATTCTTGTTCCTTTAAAGTGTGAGCATAATTTAACAGCTCTTTTTTTAGTTGAGATACGATAGTATCATCAATGGGTTTTGTTGTTCCAACAAAACTGGAGTTTTCAATCGTGCCAAGCCTATCATCGGAGTCTGTAGAAATACCAATTAATAAACCAAATTCATAGATTTTCTCATGGTTACATAAAGAATCCATTACTTGTCCAAAATTGCCCTTAATCGAGTGAGGGATTGACTCAATTGGAAGGTTTTCAGAGGTAATTAAATGATTAGGCCAGATCTTCTCCAAAAGAATGATTAATTCTCCTTCTGCCATAGGATCTAGCTTACCACAGATGGCGCCTTTGGGTAAGCGCTGAGATTCGATGGCCTTCATATCTGGCAAGAAATTACGGCTTCTAAATTGAAGCCAACACTGAATAGGTGTAAGACCTACAGGCTTGTTGATTCTTAGTATATTGTATGACATACCTGAAAGAGGTGTAAATTTATTTGTCTTGTTAGTATAAGAACAACATAATAAATATTCTCAATTTTTTCAAATATGAGTTGAAAACTGATGAGCCATTATATTATTTTTCAGTAAAAAAAATGGTAGAACCCTTGTCCAGTTTCTGATATATCAAAACAATTTACAGTTATACCTGAAAGAGGAGTTTTAATAATCGGGTATCCGATAAAGAAGCCGAACTTTTCGGTTACGATGGTAACCAGGACAACGGCAATGGCAGCTATATGGTAAACATGATAACATGGACTAACTGTGCCAATACACCGTTCTACTATCATACTTCACTGATTATGACGGAGAATAAAGAAATTTCGAATCTATCACTATTTGATATGTTGAATACAGAGAGCAAAGAGAGCAAAGAGGATAAGGATACGGATAAGGGTAAGGGCCAAAACGCTACGACCTCCAATAGCTACGGATTTGCCCAGATGTGCGTCATTTATCCAAATATCTAAAGATCTTGAGACCTATCTATCCAGTTACGGCCCTGACCCTTATCCGTATTAGATCACCCGATCCTTTATTGGAAGGACTGAATACTACGGAGTCTTCTGATAAAATTGCTTCTACTTCGAAGATCACACCAGGTAAGGTCATCTATCGTGAGGATTACCTTGTTACCAAGGTGGTATACGAAAAGATAATGGCCGGTATAAATCGTATTAACACAGCACAAACTTTTCACAGCTTAAATCCAAGTAAGTACTTCTACAGTTATTTTGGCTATCAACGATGGAGGAATTCATGGTTTGGCTTATCAGTAACGGAAAACTGTTCGAGTTGGGTCCGCAAACTTTTGAATGAGAATCTGGGGGAAACTGGTGTCCAAATTTCTTGTTCTTTGTCGGGGTTTACCATAATGTATTATTGATGGTGTTAAGTTCGATATCGTGGAAGCTTTAACCTACATGTTCAAATTTCAGAAATAATTTCTTTCCGACGTTGATCATATTCCAGTTGTGTAATAGTTCCTTCCGAAAGGTGTTCCTTTAATTCATTCAAGCGTTCTTTACGTGAACGTGTTCCAGTTCGCTGATCTGGTAGAGATTTTGTAACTGCCACTGGAGGACTACTCTTATTGCTCTTTAACAAACGTAAAGGAACCAGACCAGGAAGGATTTTTCCAATTGGTTTCAAGTTCGATGTACCCGATATATTCGATGTAGTACTAGTAGTAGCACTTAATGCACCACTAGAAGTGCCCTTTAATGCCATAGAGGCAACGCTTAATCTACTGCCTAAAGTACTAGTAGAAATTCCTTTTAATTTACTGCTTTTAATACTGTTAGTAATTTCAATACTTTTAGTACTGTTACTATGTGTACTATTTGTACTGTTAGTACTGTTAGTACTGTCAGTACTGTTCGTACTGTTCGTAGATATTTCACCCTTAGCATTAAGGAGAGCTAATAATTTAGCATTTTCTTCTAATAACCGTTTGTTCTCAAGTTCAATACTTTTTTTCTCTGCAAAAAGCTCATATCCAGCAACTTTATGTGTATCGATCATTTCATTTCCAGTAACAATACCGAGAGAGATTATATATTCCTTTGCTTTGGAAATTTTATATATCCTACTGTTCTCTTCCCTGGAGATCTTGTGGATTTTACAGGAGTTCTTACATTTAGCGAGTCCATTAGGATGCAATTGCTCCTTTATATCCTCCTCCATTTTTTTAACTCTTTTTCCATATATCTGGATTAATGCTTCTCTTATTAAGATATCATAATTGATCCTTTCGTTTATCGGTTGGTTAAATCCTTGTTGAAAAAAAGATAATAGACAATTTGGGATCGTGATGGGATCTATTCCTATTTTGTGTGTAATATGATTACTATCAGCCCCCGAGGTAAATACCATCATAAAATCATTATATTCACGCACTAGCCTGAGCGATTCTAGTTCCTTAAGTTTTTCCTCTTCTTTTGGTAATATATAAATCGCCATATCTTTACCTAATACTGATTGGGGATCGAGTTCTCCCGTATATATTTTATACCAAACATCAGGTAAAATGCTCATACAATTCGTAACTGTGTCCTTTTTGCTTAATTTTCTATTATTTCCTGGTTCATATAGTGCTTCAATAACTCTTTTATCATCTTGCTCGAGAATAAATTGGTATTGACCAGTATTTATATCAATATTTTTGCCTGATTTTCGGATCTCACTATGCAGCAAATTTCTAAATTTATTCTTTAATCCATTATGAACTGGACCAAACATAGATGGAATATTTTTGTTTAATATTTCAGGATTGGTTGTAATTTCGGTGAGAGGAATAATTTCTAGTTGGGATTTCATGTATCCACACAAAAAATCGCCAGATAACTTTTCCTTTTTATATACCTTTAATGTTACTCCATTCTTGTGGGTTTTCCCTTTTTCCCATGAATGTGTAGGTAGTGTATTACCATTTTGAGGTCCTACTATCCGTTCTTGATCCGATAGTAGAAAATAATTTTGATAGTGTTTATCTAGTTCACCATTTTCTCCAAAATAATTTTCATATCCTAAATGATGAGGATACCATAATTTAGGCGAATATTTTTTAGGAATGATATTTTCATATCTGTAAGATGCAATACGCATTACCATCTGCACCCATTTTTGAAGTTTATAGTTAGGATTAAAAATTTTTCTTTTAAATCGATTTTGATATTCTAATTCTGAATCAGAATCTTCAGGATTATTACCTTCATTAACATCATCACCATTATCATCATTGT